GTGCGGCGCGTGACCACAAGCCAGGACGAAAAAGGACCGGATCGGCATCTGGCGAAGCGCGCCGGAAACTACCACTACAAGCGCCGCGTGCCATCGATCGTCGCCCATCTCGACAAGCGCGCACCCGTCGTGCGCCTGTCCCTCAAGACCTCCGATCTGACGCTGGCGCGGCGCAAGCGCGACCTGCTCGAACAGGCCGACGATTCGCTGTGGGCCTCGCTGATCGTCGATGGCGATACCGACCCTGCCCGCCGCCGCTATGAAGCCGCACGCAAGCGCGTCGAAGCTTTCGGCTTCACTTTCCACACCGCCGACGACCTGCGCATGATCCACAATCTCGACGATCTGCGCCGCCGGCTGATGGCCGTCGAGGCCGCCGTGCGGCCGCAAGACGTCGGCATGCCTCTTCTCGGCGCCGTCGACGTGCCACAAACCACAATCAGCAAGGCTTTCGACGTCTACTGCGACGAGATCGTCGCCGACGAACTCGTCAACAAAAGCAAGGTCCAGAAGGATCAGTGGAAGAAGGTCAAGCGGCGAGCGGTCAACAATTTCATCCTGCTGATCAGCGACAAGCCCATGGTCGACATCACCGTCGACGACGCGCAGAAGATCTACCAGCATTGGCTGCACCGCATCGCGCCCAAGAATGGCAAGGCGACGGCCGGCCCCTCGTCGGGCAATCGCGATCTTGGCAATCTGCGCGTCCTCTACAGCGCCTATTTCAAATACCAGGGCGATGCCCAGCGCAAGAACCCCTTCGACGGCTTCGGTTTCTCGATGAAGCAGAAGCGCCCTCGCCCGCCAATTCCGACCGAATGGATCCGCGACAGGATCATGAAGCGCGGTGCCCTCGCCGGTCTCAACGAAGAGGCGCGCGGCATCCTGTTGATCATGATCGAAACCGGGGCGCGGCCCAGCGAAATCGCCAATCTCGAGGAATCGGCCCTCCGCCTGTCGCACAAGGTCCCTTACCTTGCGATCGAGCCGCGCGAGGATCCCGACGATCCGCGCGAGATCAAGACGGAATCGTCGCGGCGCATGGTGCCCCTGATCGGCGTTGCCCTGGCGGCGGCGCAGCGCCACAACAAGGGCTTTCCGAAATATCGCAACCGGGAGAACGAACTGTCGTCAGCGCTCAACAAGTTCCTGCGGACAAACCATCTGTTTCCCAGCCGGGAGCACAAGGTCTATTCGATCCGGCATTCGTTCGAGGACCGGATGAAGGAAGGCGGTTTGGAGGATGAGCTGCGCAGGATCCTGATGGGCCACACCATAGACCGGCCGCGCTACGGCTCTGGCGGATCGCTGGAATGGCGCCGCAAGCAGCTTATGCAGATTGTGTTGCCGTTCGATCCTGAGATCGTATGAGCCTGGCGCGCGCCGCGGCCATCATGGCGTCGGCGTCTTTCTGCTTTTGCAACTCTTCTTCGAGCCACTGCCAGATCGGCAGGAACAGGTGCGCCTTGCGGCCGGCCTTGTCCATGAGCATGGCGACGAGATCGAGGTGACGCTCGATCTCGTCGACCGTGACGGGCGGAAGTTTCCGCGTTGCCCAGGATTGTTGGGATCGTCTCATTTCGTTTCGACCGGCTTGCCGTCCCGCAGCGTGTAAAACGTGTCCGGCTTGATGCCATCGCGTCCTGCGATTCCAGCCCACACATGCACGATGTCGCCGCCCTCGCCTCTTTCCACCAGGAACAAGGCACAGCCATCCTTGCCGCGCGCCTTACCGGCATACCCGGTTGCGGTGGCAGCGCCCCCGGTGCCCGATGCGGTGGCAGCGCCCCAGTAGCCTGATGCGGTGGCAGCGCCCCGGTNGCCCGATGCGGTGGCAGCGCCTCCTTGCTTGCTGGATTTCACCGCCGTTTGCGCTTCAGACGTGTAGTCGCCATCGACGGGCTTTGCGCGATCATTGACCCACTTGACCGCATCGAGGATGAGCTGCGTGAGGCCGATCTCCTTTCCGACAGACAGGATCTCGGCGGCGGTCTTTTCGCCATTGTCGTCAGTGTCCGTCTGGCCGGATATTTCGACCTGGCAGATGCGCGTGCCGGCCGGCGCGTAGTATTGGAAAAGCGCCAGAGGATGGCCGGTGATGACGTGGAAGCCGCTCTTGCAGGCCTTCACCTTCCCTTCGTGGCGATAGGTCTTGCCGACCTCGAACTGGAAAGGCTCGCCATCCGGACAGCAGGTCAAGTCTTCGCGAAAGCCCTTGTAGGCAATGGTGGTTGCGGCGACGGTTTCGGCGGCAGCATTCTTGGCGCGAGCCATGATTGAACCTTTCAAAAGAGGGAATCGGTGGCCGGCCTTGCGCAGGCCGGGCAAGTGTGGGTGTAGCGCTGGGGTTTGGAGGTGCCGGCAAGGCGCGGCCTGGCGCCGAAAAGATCGGACGTGTCCTTCCGGTCAGCGTCCGGCTTCGCCTGGCGGATCAGCCAGCCGGCCGTCTTGGCGTCCGACACCATCACCGCGAAATCCTCGTCGGCGTAAGTGTTCGGGTAGCTGGCGGGGCACGTGTCGCAGCAGATCTGGTTGCGGTTGTCGGCGCGCTCGATCATTGGAACGGCACCTCGCGTCGCTGGGGCATGCCGTTGTGTTCGCGGTCATCAAGCTTCCGTCCGGCGGCAGACTTGCCGATCGGATACATCGTCATGGGCTTGGCATGCCTCAGAAAGGCGTTAGGCGCGAGAGCGTCGTGCCGGCTACCATCCACATGCAAGACATGAGAGGTCTTGATTTCGAAGCGCCCATAAATGTCATTGAGGGTATGCTGATCCTCGCCCGCGCGCGCCACGCGGACCGGCTTAAAGCACCCGTCGACTTGTTCTTCCGACATCGCGCATATCGGTGCCCATGATCCCCATTGCTTGAAAAAGAACGGGACACCGGCGGCGGCGCACTGGTCGCGTATCGAGCGTGCCCAGTCGGGATGCATGGGCCGGGCATCCCGACCGCTCTCGCCGCCGACGATGATCCAGTCAAGGCCAGATCGACCTTTCTCCCAATCACCCTTGCCGCGCTGGCAATTGTGCAAGGCTGGATAGCCTTTGTCACACCACGCGCAGTCGCCCCAGCACTCGCTGTCCAGTGCATTTTCACCATACCAGGCTTGTTCAAAGTCGATCGCGCCTAGCAACGGTTCTGCCGAAACGAAACGCACGGCAGACGGCGTGGCGAGCAGCGCTGGAATGCGCTCGTTTGCGCGCTGCTGATCCTCGGCTGAAACGCCGAGCCAGACATTGGGGAGCGGCCATTGATCAAGATGGACGCGAGGCCACGACGGCATCAAGCCAGGATCCGCAATGCCCGGCGCGATTAAAACGACATTCGCAACGCCGGTGACAGCCCAATCGCAAGCGAGTTCATAGATGCGCCGCTTTGTGTCGTCGGAGGCAAGATAAGCGCGCATCCTGGCCGCGCGCTTGGTCAGCACCTGGAAGGTGTGCTGGGGCGCCAGCGCCATGACGGCAAAGACACGATCAATCCATTCGTCCGGCACGCTCTCGTGAAACAGGTCACCATGGGCGCAGACGAAGATCATGCGCGGTGATTTCCAGCGCAGTGGCTGGTCGAGCCATTGCTCGTTGAAGCGGACTTCGCCGGTCCACACCGGCCCGGCCTTGCTGTCGCGCGTGAGGCCTTCGCGGCTCGGATGATGCTGCAGCCGGGTGCCGGCGAGCTTCATGGCGTAGCAGTTGGTGCAGCCGGGCGAGACGACGGAACAGCCGGTGACCGGGTTCCACGTGGCGTCGGTCCATTCGATGTGGGAATGGTCAGCCATTGTTTGCAGCCTCCGGAATGCCTTCGGTGAGGCCCTGCATGGCGCGGTCGTAACCGTGCTTCAGCGCCACAAGCATCTCGTGGCGGACCTTGCGTTTGCCGGCGGCGGTGAATGCCTGTGCATTGACCGTGGCCAAGGCCGACCCGATCGCGGACCACAATTCGAAAACTGTTTCGACCGGCGGCAATTCCTGCTCGGTTTCAGCCGTGTTCAGCCCTTCGATCATGGCCACGGAAACCAGTTCGAACAGGCGCGCCCATACCTTCTGGTTCGGGGTCAGTTCCGATAGGTGGCGGGTGTTGTCGATCAGTTCCCTGAATTGCTCGTAGCCGTCGGCAAAGCCGGGTTCGATCAGTGATGCGAGGGTGCGGGGGCGCTCAGCCATTGTCGTCATCCCCATAGCGATATGTTGGGATCGGACCGTCTACCGGCTCGCCGGTTTCGAGGTCTACGGTCGGGGATCCTTCCAGACAGGCGGCATGGCAGATGCCAAGATCGATGTCGCTGGCGCAAAAGTCGTCAGCCTTGAATGGTTTGAGGCAGATGGGGCAGAGGTGAGCCATCATCGCGCTCCGAACCAGAGCGCGGCGATGCCGATCAGGGCGATGGCGCACAGGCCTGCGACCTCGATCCGCCGGAACAATGGCGGCTCCGTGATGCCGGCCGGCGCATGGTCGAGCGGCGCCCCTGCCCTCGGATTGATGGCGGGGCAGTCGATGCTGACCATATCCGCCGGGCAACCGCAGTACGGGTGGTAGGGGCAGGACGTGCGCAGGTCGCTCATGCCAGCACCGGCAGCCAAAGCGCCACGGCGCACAGGAATGTGCCCATGGCAAGGAAGCTGAAAAGGTCGCGGGCCATGTCAGCCGATCCTGCGCTCGGCCAGCCGGTTGGCGCGGTCACGCGCGGCGGCGACGTTGTCTTCCGTCAGCTCGGCGCGGGTGAAGCCGCAAAGCGCGAGCGCCTGGGCGTCGACGATCCTGTTGGCGCCGGTGATTTCCAGCATGGCGTCGGCCAGGCGTTCGGTGAGCGGGCGGCGGGCGGAAAGCTTCGTTGCGCGCTCATCGGCAATGGCGGCGTGAGCGGCGGCGGCGGTCTCGGGCCGGGTTTCGAACTGCAGCATGACATTTCTCCATCGCGGAATTGCGATGGTCGAAAAGGTAGGTGATACTTACCTACAATGTCAACTATAAATAGTAGGCAATTCCTACGATACGATTGTCGCGGCAAGGCGTGGCGTGAAGATGCCCGAATCATTTGTGCTTGTTTTGTTCTTATTATCGAGTCATGGTCTGGGTGAAGCTGCAGTGCCTGGGGGTTTTCATGCTTACGTATTTTGTCGTGCAATCCTTCGACCGCACGAGGTTGGGGTTTTTGGTTCCAGATATTCCCGTGCAAGCGCAGGATCGAGCTCATGCGTTGCGCTTGGCTGATCGTCTCGCAGGAATGAAATCCGGGGTGATTGCCTTCAGCAGGACTGGCGATCCATCAATTGGCGAATTTGAGGATGCAGTGGTGATTGCCAGCTACGGTGAGGTTCCAGCGCTTGAAGGTGAATTGGCAATCGCGTCCTAGCGTGCGTTGTACTTTCCGACTACCCGGTGGCAGACAGGCCAGTCAATTCTGCTTTCTGAAAATTCATTGGAAGGCTTGTATTGTTCGAGCCTCCACTCACGATCATTTATACCAATGAGCCGCTTGATGATTGCCTGTGCTTCGCCGCGTTCCTTGGGTGGCGTGTGATAAAGGACAACATCAGTGTCTCGGTGCGCCGGAAGATTGGGATTCACCAATGCGGTGTCACCTGGCCAGTAGGCGGGGATCATCGAATCCCCGGAGACAAGGATGCCGTAGCCGCCTTTGACGCTCTGTAGGGCTGCCGGCCGCTTTACATAATCGATCGCCTCGAAGGAGATCAGCATATGTCCATCTCCGCCCATCGCTGCGGCATAAACCGGCATGTCCCGGGCTCCAATGAGCTCGTTGCCGGGGATTGCGCGAGATCGAGGATCTCCAGGAAGTGATTTGACCTCCACCGCGATTGGAGGTGCGCCCTTACGCTCAATGAGAAAATCTACGGACGTATCCAAGAATCCAGCAAGGTCGCCGATCTTGGAGACTTCCGGTTTCGTCTTATCGCTTTCCCATTGGGTTACCGACACGCGAGATATCCCGAAGTGAGCCGCAACTTCGCTCTGTGTGCGCTTGGCAGCCTTGCGAGCGTATTTGATACGCGCTCCAAGCGTTTCGATGTCGTCAGATGTCATGCTACAATTGTAATTGTTGCTTACTTTTTTTGCACCTACCTTTTGGCTTGACAATGTAGGTAGGTATAACTTACCCATGTCACCCATGATCGACCTCGTTCAAAAGGGTGCGGAAATTGTAGGCGGGCTGGGAAAGCTCGCCGATGGTTTGGGCATCAAACATCAAGCGTTCTATTCCTGGAAAAAAAAGGTTCCTGCGGAACGGGTCCTCGATTTCGAGAGACTTACGGGAATACCTCGTCACGACATTCGCCCCGATCTGTATCCGAAGGAGGCCGTTGAATGAGAGCGGCAACCTTCGACCGTGTGCTTGCCGATCGCGGCCTCGCCGCCGTGCGCCAGATGAGCGCGCAAGGCTTGCCCATCCTGCCGCCACCGCCATTTGCTTCCGCGCAGGGCCCCCAAGACCCTGACCGCGTGGGCGCCGCCGAGGTCGTGGGTGCCTCGGCGGCATTCCATCACTTCACCGAATCCGGCCCTGCACAGCCGGATACGACCGCGCCGGTTTGCCCCCCAAGCCCTTCCGCCGGCGCGGTCACGCTTTCCGACCATGCCATGATCCTTTTGCGCGCGATCTCCGCTTACGAGCAGATCGACGATGCGACGGCGCTGACCATGGCATTGGCAACCCATGCCGCGAAGATCGGCGCCGGGCCGCTTGCCCGCGCCTGCCTCGATCAGATCGAGCGGCATGGCGGTTCCCGCGAATACTCTGGCGAGCGAGTGGACGGCGGGGCCGGCGGCGTTGATGCCGGCTCCGCACGCTTGCTGCCGAAGGCCGATACCAGGAGCGGCGGACCATGAGAACATTTGCTTGCGGGCCTCCATGACCATCTGACCCCCGCACACTGAATCTTTCTGACCATTCCCGCCACGGGAAACGACGCTGGGATTTCCCGGCGTGGGAAGCTTTTTGCCTTTCGAGGAGGCTGACATGGTGCCCAATGCCAACGCCCGACATTTCCTGCTCAAGGCCAAACAACGCGATCTGATCGCCGCTGTCGGCGGCATCGAGCGCGCCGCGGCGATCTGTTCTTTCGGCAAATCCACGGTCGGGCGCTGGGCCAATGCCGAAAGCCCCGAACTGATGCCGCTGGAGGCGGTGTTCGCGCTGGAGGAAGAGTGCTGCCGCTTCGACATGAGCGAAGCAATAGCCGGCGCACGTGGGCGGCGCTTTGCCGAAACCGAAGTTTCGGCCTCCGACAATGTGTCTGTCATGGCCAGCCACGCCGAAGCCGTGGTGCAGATGGGCGAATTGATGACGGCCGGCGCGTTGGCCTTTGCCGATGGCAAGCTGACGCCGGCCGAGGCAAACCAGATCGACAAGGCGTTGGCGTCTGTCGAGCGCTCGCTTGCCGACTACCGCAAGGTGGTGGCCAGCGTGCGCGGCCACGGTGGACTTTCGATCATCGGGGGCGCGGCGTGAGATTCGGGCTTGCTTCTTCCGCACTCGGTTTCGACGAGCGCTGCTTCCGCTTTTCGGTGCGCTGCGACCGCGACATGAGCACGCGCATAGAGGCGGCGGCACGCAAGGCCGGCGTTTCGCCGACGACCTTCGTCCAGCAGCATTTCGATACGATCTTCGACGATCCCGCCGACGAGACGGGCTTCGTTCCCCAGAAATTCGCGCGCCACCACAATGTCAGCGTGCAGGCGGCGCGCCTGTGGCAGGCCATGGCCACGCAAGCTTCTGCCGATCGCACCATCACCGGCGCCGCCCGCGAGTTCTGTGCGGCCGCGAAAGTCAGCCAAGGCCGCGCCAGCGAGCATCTGGCCGAACTGGTGACCGCCGGACTGGTCACCGTGCTGCGCAAGCCGGTGAGCGCGCAGGCCGGGCGGTATCGGATCGAGCGCGGAGGGGCGAAGTGATCCACTCCGAAACCGAAGCTCTCAAATGGCTTGCCGATCACGGCGGTGACGGTGTCTTCGCCGGCCGTGACCATCAGGCGCTGCTCGCTCGTGGCGAAACCGCGCCGTTCATGCGCTCGACCTGGAACGCACTCGCCAGTCAAGGCCTTGTCGAATTCTACGGCAAGCGCCGCTGCCGCCTCCCTCAACCTGAAAGGAACCCGTCATGAGCCGCGTCCTGCGCTCCTTCCGTGAAATGCTCGGCCTTCTGTCGCGTGGCGACTTCTCGCGCCATTGCGACACGCTCCTCAACGAAGCCATCGACGCGCTGGAGGCCTGCCCGGCCGACAAGTGCAAGGCGGAAATCACCGTCAAGATCACGCTCGATTTCGAGCTTGGCCGCGTCGACATCAAGGCGGACGCTAAGTCCAAGCTGCCCGACACCGTGAAATTCATGAAGACGCCCTTCTGGGCAATCGACGGGCTGCTTTCAGTCGAGCATCCGAACCAGATCGACATGTTCCAGGCGCCGCGTTCCGCGCCCCGCGAGGATGTCGGCGACGAGGCCGAGACGGCCTGACCCTCCACCCCAGCCCTGAAAGGAAACGGCCATGGCCGATCAACAGAAAGTTCCGCTCGATGCGCACGGCATCGAACTCATCACCGCTCTGGCAACCGAAGGCGTTGCGCCCGCCACGGTCAACATCACCACCGGCGGGCTTGGCGAGGGCCTGCCTTCGTCTGTTCCTGTCGCTTTCGACCGCAAGGCGCAGGCCTTCCGTTCGCTTCGGCCCCTGATCGAAGAATTCCGGACGGACCCGGCGCGGCGCAAAGGTACGGCCGAGGTCGACACGCTGCAAAGCTTCATCAGCCTCATCAACCGGCACAAGGATGAGCGCAGCGCCCTGTTCGGCAAGACCTCGTGGCCCGAGCCGAAGCTGACCGCCGTGCTGAACTACGATTCAGCGGAAGGGGCGGCACGCTCGCGTGACCATCGCATCGTCTACGCTTTCCCGCTGACGGAAGAATTCAAGGCGTGGGTGGGCATGAACGCCAAGCCCATGGAACAGGAAATTTTCGCTGCCTTTCTCGAAGAACATGCCGCCGAACTGGCAGCGCCGACGGATGGGGAACGCTCCGAATACGAACGGCTTTTCAATGAGAAGATGGCTACTCCTTCGGAGGTCGTCGCACTCTCGCGCCATCTTGAAGTGTTCGTTGCCGCCCGTGCCAAGCAGGGCATCCGCCTGCAGACCGGCGAGCGCGTGGTCGAGTTTTCCGAGGAACACCAGAACGCCAAGGGCGAGACCGTCATTATTCCCGGCATCTTCATGGTGTCGGTGCCTGCCTTCATCGACGGCGATGCCGTGCGCATTCCGGCGCGGCTGCGCTATCGCATTGCGGGAGGCGACATCAAGTGGTTCTACCAGCTCTATCGCTGGGAGTACTATCTTCGCGAACAGGTTGGCTATGACCTGAAAACGGCAGCGGACGAAACCAAGCTGCCGGCCTTCGAAGGCGCCCCGGAAGCCTGATGTCCGGCGCGCTCGCCATAGCCGACGATACCCTGCCGTCTCTTGTGAAAGAGGCGGCGGCGGTGCTTGCCGGCGCGGCAAGCGCTGCGGAAGTGTTGTCCGCGCATGACATGGCGACGACGATCTACGACGCCGCCAAACGCGCCGCCCGCCTTCAGAAAGCGAAGCGGGCTCATGATGAGCTGATCAACGCCACCTATCGTGTCCAGGCGGATTCGCTGGAGATTGAAAGTCTCGCGAAAAGTCGCCTGGCAATGGAATTTGACGCGGCGCGGCCGGCGAGCGCCGCGAAAGGCGGGCGTCCGAAAACCGTTCCGGACGAGAACGGTTTTACCGCCGAGGAAGCAGGGCTTACCCGAAAGCAGGTCCACGAAGCGCGCCAGATGCGCGATGCCATCGCTTCCAACCCGACTGCCGTGCGCGATGCGCTGGACGATATACTCGCCAATGGCGACGAGCCAACGCGCGCTGCTCTGAAGCGGGCGATCCAGCCGGCGGTGAACTCCATTCGCGCCGAGGTGCAAGCCGAGAAGAAGGAACGCCGACAGGCTCGTGAGATAGAGCTTGGCACGCGCCAAGTCGCACTGCCCGAAAAGAAATACGGCATCATCGTTGCCGACCCCGAATGGCGGTTCGAACCCTATTCGACGGAAACCGGCATGGACCGGTCAGCTGACAATCACTATCCGACCTCGGACGTTCTCACCATCATGCGCCGCGACGTCGGCGCCATCGCTGACAAGGATTGCGTTCTCTTCCTGTGGGCAACGGCTCCGATGCTGGTCGAAGCGATCTGCGTGCTCGACGCATGGGGCTTCGCATGGATCGAGCGGGATGCCGCAACCGGGTTCCTTTCGCCGAACAAGGCGCATGCGCGCTACGTCACCAACTTCTGCTGGGTCAAGCAAAAGATGGCTGGCGGCTACTGGAACCGGGGCAAGCATGAGCTGCTGCTCGTCGCGACGCGCGGCAAACCGATCGCCCCGGCGCAGGGCGATCAGCTCAAGAGCGATTTCGACGGTGCCGCGCATGCTGCTGACGCCACCGGCCATTCGGCCAAGCCGGAAGATTTCATGGCGTGGATCGACGCCAACTGGCCGAACACGCCGAAGATCGAACTCAACGCCCGCCGCGCCCGAAAGGGTTGGGATGCGTGGGGGCTGGAAGCGCCCGAAGCGGTGCCGGCATGAACGCACCGCTTGCCATGCGCGAACCTTCCGGCATCCGCGAATTGCTGGACGTCAATCCCGTCGCCGGGGCTATCCGTTGTGGAACGCGCCGGTTCTGGACGGGTCGTGAAGAAAAGCTGTTGCGGCAGCATTACCCTTCCGGCGGTGTCTCGGCATGCCTCGCTGTCCTGCCCGGACGCACAGCCTCGTCGATCTACAACCGCGTCGGCATTCTCGGCCTGCGGATGCCGGGGAACGATGGCAAAGTGCATGAACGGCAGCACTGGCAAACCACCGACCAGATCGACGCCATCATCATTCGCACTTACCAGACCAAACCCGACAAGCGCGCCGTGCAGCATTGCGCCCAAGTTGTTGGTCGACCTCGCTGGTGGGTTTCGAAACGGGCGCTAAAGCTCGGCCTTGTCGCGCCGCGATTCAAAGAACCGGTATGGAGCGAAGCAGAAATCGGGGTCGTCACCGACCAGGCACACAAGAATCCGAGAACGATCCAGAAAGCTTTGAAGCGTGCGGGCTATGCGCGCACCGAAACGGCCATTGTCGTCAAACTGAAACGGCTTGGCGCCGATCGCGCTGATCCCGACCATCTGAACGCCAATCAATTAGCCTCCGTGATGGGCGTCGACCGCAAGACGGTCGGCAGCTGGATCGCCAAAGGGTGGCTCAAAGCCAAGCGGCGTGAGGCGACATCGCTGGACGATTTCTGGTGGATCCACCGGAAGGATGTTCGCCGCTTCGTCATCGATAATGTCGCGGCGGTCGATCTGCGCAAGGTCGAGAAATTCTGGTTCGTTGACCTGTTGGCAGGGAGGGACGGATGACGGCGCGGCCCGACTTCTCGCCTGCCATGCTGTCGTTCTTCCTGCGCGCCCGCGCAGTGCACGCGCATTGCAGCCGCCCGCCACGTTCGCGCCTTATGCAAGCGACGGTGACGCGCGAAAAGGCTGGCTGGCGCAAGCTGGCCAAGCTCACCAACACGCAAATCGACCTTGCCTGGATGGGGGGGCTGAACCGGGCTGCGCCTCGCGCCGCACTTTGGGCTGTGTTGGGGCGGTTCCCATCCGACCACGGCATCGTTCTCACCGACGATGGAGGGCAGCATGGCTGAGGTGTGCTTCGCCGACTTCGCCACCGCCTTGCGTCGGCGTCTCGATGTGTTGGGTTATTCCCTGCGCCATGCCGAGGAAAAGTGGCCCGCTACCGACCGTGCCATGCTGTCGCGCGCGGTGAACGCCAAGCCGCTTTCAGCCGGCAACTATCTGCTGCTTTGCGAGATGGCCGGTTTCGATCCCTACCAGTTCATGGAGCGCGGGAAACGCAAGCGCGTGACCATGAAAACCATTGCAAATCATATGGTTACACTGCCTGTTCAACGTGAAACGGAGGGCATTTAATGGCTCGTATCTATCTCGCCTCGTCTTGGCGAAACCCTCATCAACCTTGGATAGTCGATCTCCTCCGGCAGGCCGGACATCATGTTTATGACTTTCGAAACCCGCCCCATTCGACGGGCTTCAAATGGGATGACATAGGGCTTCAGGTTCCCTGCACAGCGGAGGAATATCGTTCCGCCTTGCTTTCCCATCCGAGGGCCGCGCAAGGTTTCAACGCCGACTTCAGCGCTATGCGTTGGGCTGACACTGGACTGCTTGTTCTTCCGTCTGGTCGGTCTGCTCATCTGGAGCTTGGCTGGATGGCTGGTGCTGGCAAGCGCACCCTCATTCTGACGCAGGACAATGAAGAGCCGGAATTGATGGCGCTGCTTGCAGATCAAATCTGCATCAGCCCGGAAGAAGTGCTGGCTGCGCTGGCATGACCGATTCCATGATCCCCATCATCCGACAACTGCATGACGCGGACGGTGATCAAGCGCGGGCGCGCGTGCTGTTGGCAATGCCCGACGCCATCCTGTTCAAATATGCCGGCACGCTAGGTGATGCCTGCCAACGCGCACAGTTCGCTGCTGGCGCGGAATTCGTGCATCGCCGTATCGTCATCATGAAAGCCGTGCGCGGCCCGGATGGACTTCTGCCTGAGCCGATCCGCGATGATTTCGAAGAGTATCGGGCGGCATTGGCTTCCTTCGCGCAGGGAGGCAGTCATGGCTGACCCCGCCCTGCGCCAACTCGACCGCGACCTGCCGCGCATCGACATGCGTTCTCCCCAACTGCGGGCAAAGCAGCGCGCGCACCATCTGGCGAACGCGCCGACAGACCAGCAGATCGAGCGCAGCAATGCCGAGAAATATGCCCGCGCGCTGATCCGCGCAGCGCGTGAAGAACGCGCCAGGCTGGTTACTGCTGCGCGCGCAGAGGCTTCCGGCCTGATCGAAGCCGCGCGCGCCGACGCCGGCCGGCTGGTCGAGGATGCCAGGACCGAAGTGGGCAAGCTGGTTTTCGACGCCCGCACCGAAGCCAATCTGCTTGTTGCCAGTGCCGAACGCGGCATTGCCGACTTGCCGCCGCTGCCTTCGGTTGCCGCCATCATCCGCGACACGGCGGAACGCACCGGCGTGCATGTCAGCGACATTCTCGGGCACCGCATGGCGCGGGGCATCGTTGCGGCGCGGCGCGAGGCGATGGCGGCCGCCTACCAGCAGCGGCCCGACCTTTCCCTGCCGCAACTCGCCAAGCTTTTCGGCGGGCGCGACCACACCACGATCCTGCACGCGGTGCGCCGTGCCGGTGTCTATCGCGGGAGGGTGAAGTGAGCCTGCTCAACTTCGAACCGAAACTGGCGCAACCCGACCTGCCGCCGATGATCATCGACAGCTTCGCCGGTGGCGGCGGGGCCTCGACCGGCATCGAAATGGCGTTGGGCCGTTCGCCCGACATTGCCATCAACCACAATCCGGCGGCCCTTGCCCTGCATGCGGCCAACCATCCCGACACGCTGCACGTCTCGGAAAACGTCTATCATGTCGACCCGCTCGACTATCTCGCCGGCCGGCATGTCGGGCTGGCGTGGTTTTCGCCCGACTGCAAGCATTTCTCCAAGGCCAAGGGCGGCAAGCCGGTCGAGCGCAATATCCGCGACCTCGCCTGGATCATTCCCGGCTGGATCGAGCGCATCCAGAAGAGCGGCGGGCGCGTCGACGTCGTCATCCTCGAAAACGTCGAGGAATTCCGGACATGGGGGCCGCTGGTCGAAACCGATCGCGGCCTGATGCCCGATCCGGAGACGCGCGGGCATACGTTCGAAAAATGGTGCAAGCAGCTGCGCCGGCTCGGCTTCAAGGTCGAGTGGCGCGAGTTGCGGGCCTGCGACTTCGGCGCGCCGACGATCCGCAAGCGCCTGTTCCTGATTGCCCGCAGCGACGGCCAGAAGATCGTGTGGCCGAAGCCTACGCATGCTCCGTCGAGCGTCAGCGAGGATGGTATCGTCACCGCTTGGGCCAAGGGTCATGGACTGACCCTCAAGGACCTTCAAGGCATCAGCCCCTATCGCACCGCGGCTGAAATCATCGACTGGTCGCAGGTGTGCCCGTCGATCTTCGACACGTCGGACGAGATCATGACCAAGCACGGCCTGCGCGCCGTTCGCCCGCTGGCCAGCGCCACCATGAGCCGGGTGGCGCGCGGCGTGAAGCGCTACGTGCTGGACGCCAAGCGGCCGTTCCTTGTCGACGTGGCGCATGGCGAGGTTTCGCCGTCCGGCGTCAAGCGTTGGGGCAAGGGCTTCCGCTCGGTCGACGATCCGCTTTCCGTAGTGACGGCGGGCGGCATCAACCATGCCGTGGTCGCGCCGTCCGTCATCCGCTTCAACACCGGGGCAACGGGCCACGATGCGCGCGAGCCGTTGGCGACGGTGACCGCCAACAGCTTCAAGAAGCGGCCTGGCGGGGCTGCGCCTCTCGGCATAGTCGCGCCAGTGCTGTCCTATGCCCAGCAAGGTGGCGCGAACCGTTCGGTCGAGGATCCCGTCCACACCATCACCGCCAGCAAGAAAGACCAGAACGCGGTCATCGCGCCGACGCTGATCCAGATGGGTTATGGCGAGCGTGAAGGACAGGCGCCGCGCGTTCTGGATGTGGAAGCTCCGCTCGGCACGGTCGTTGCTGGCGGCATCAAGCACGCCATCGCGGTGTCGACGCTCGTCGGTTGCGGCGGCAGGGCTGGCCAGAGCCGACCGCGCGGAGGCAATGAGCCGACCGCGACCATCACCTCTAAGGCCGATGTGTGTGTCGCCGCGGCATTCCTCGCCCAGCACAACAACGACGGCCGGCGCGATGGCGGCGTCAATCCCGGCCGTCCGGCCGACGAGCCTCTGTCGACCATCACCGGCACGCCGCAGCAGGGCGTGATCGCCGCCTTCGTCTCTCGCCAGTTCGGCACTTCGACCGGCCACGGGCTCGACGAGCCGACGCACACGGCGACCGCCGACGTCAACAAGTCGATGCTGATCGCGCCGCACCTGATGACGATGCGCAATGCCGGCAAGCCATTCAATGGGGCAGACGAGCCGACCCACACCATCACCGCAGGCGGCGCGGGATTGAGCCTCGTCGCCCCGTTCATGCAAAAATACTACGGGACCGGCGACGGTGCGCGCCTCGACGAGCCTGCCCATACCGTGACGGTGAAAGACCGTTTCGGCTATGTCGAGGGCGAGTTGCAGCCCGAACTGCTGACCGAGGCGCAGATCACCCGCGCCCACCAGGTGGCCGACTTCATGCGCGCGCACGGCTTCTGGGACGAGCGCGAGTTCGTCGAGGTCGAGATAGACGGCGTGACCTTCATTGTCGTCGATATCGGCATGCGCATGCTGACGCCGCGCGAGCTGTTCTCGGCGCAAGGCTTTCCGCCCGGCTACATCATCGACCTCGATTTCGAGGGCAAGCCGCTGCCGAAATCGGTGCAGATATCCTGCTGCGGCAACTCCGTGTCGCCGCCGATGGCGGCAGCGCTGGTCGCCGCCAATTGCGGCTACCTGGCGCGCTTCAGGGAGGCGGCGGAATGAACGACACCGCCCGCCTTGCCATGATCCGCGCCCGGCTTGCCGCCATCGCGCCGGGGCAATGGTCGCGCGTCCATGACGGCGACGGCTGCTTCGTCGAGGCGCGCGGGCCGATGGGCGAATTGTCGCCGGTGCTGCGATTCAATCCCGGCGCATCCGACGACGAGATCATGCTCGTGGTCGATCTGCCGGAAACGCTGGTCTTCCTGCTCGGCTTGGTCGACAGGGCCATTGCCAGGCTCAAGCCGCCGGTTCGGCAAGATGTACAGCGCGGCGAGGCGCAGGCGCGCGACCCGAAAAACTTCGCCGCCGAGTGCGGCATGAAGTGCCAGGACCCTTCGTTCAAGGTCTTCCTCGAGGAACGGCACGGGCTGGAGCGCCCGCTGACCGACGAGCGCGTGGCGCAGAAGGTGCGCGGCCTGATGGGCGTGACGTCGCGCCGGGAACTCAATGACGGCGGCAGGGCAAGCGAAGCGTGGCGGCAGCTGCGCGGCGAATTCGACGCATGGTTGAGGGCGGGACGATGAGCTTCAAACTCGTAGAAGCCGACTTGAGTGACCCAGTGGTTCTGAACGTCGCGAATCTCTTTGTCTTATGGGGACAGGATGAAGGCACCATTCCTGCCGATCGTTGCCCAATAGACGAAAACGAAGAAGCGATCTTCGCTTGCGTCGACGCACCCGTTGAAAACGGCATTGTCGGTGGTGCGATATTCTATCAGCCGGAGGGACACGACATGCTGTTCCTCGACATTCTGTATGTCTCGCCCGTCGACCGTCGAAAGGGCATTGGTGGCGCGCTTGTACGCCGGATATGTGCCATTGCGGCTGAACGTGGCCTTGCGAAAGTGGAGTTCGGAACGCTGGTGACAAACCAGCGAATGCAGGCGCTTGGTCATGCGCTTGGATTTGCCGACTATGCGCTGATGATGAATTGCCGGCTCGACACGAAGGGCGCGTCATGAGCGGGCCGCGTCTCTCCATCATTCCGGCGCGCGCCGCCACGGATCCTGCGCTCAAGCCGCGTGATCTACAGGTGCTTTGCGTGCTGGGGCGTCATACCGACGATCTCGGCTGGTGCCGCAAGAGCCAGGTGAAGATGTCCGAGGAAATGGGCTGCGCGCGCTCCACCGTGTTCGAGGCGGTCGAGCGGCTGGTGAAGGCCGGCTATCTGGAGCGTTATGTCCAGGAGGAGCAGAGCGGCCGTGACAGCCCGCATGTCTACCGCGTCATCCTCGACCCGAAACATGCCGATCCGGGTTCGGTTCTCGATGCCGATTCCGACGCGCTGGACCCCTGCCGACAGGTCGGCACCCCTGCCGGTATATCGGCACCCCCTGCCGGTCCAGAACCGGCACCCCCTGCCGGTCCAGAACCGGCACCTAAGAACGACCCTTTCAGAACGACCGATTCAGAACGGGGAGAAAAAGCGCGGACGCGCGACGAGGATCAGAAAGCAGTCGAGCGGTGGGTGAAGCGGACACATCCCGCCTGGCCGAGCTACGTTTCCGACAGCGTGCCAAAGGCGGTCGCGTCGGCAATGGCGCTGACGCCGGATGAACGCGAGACGGCCGCCGAACGCATGGCCGACTATCTGGCCAGCGCCAAGGTGGGCGGTCGCACAGTGATCTGCACCTTTGCGGTCTATCTGGCCGAAAAGCGCTGGGAGAAGCTGCCGCCGCCGGTGGCCAGGCCACAGGCTCCGGATGACTATGCCCCGCCATTCGGGCCGGTGTGGGGCGCGTTCGTGGTCGAACGGCTGCTCGGAGGCGCACATACCGATCACGTCGATCAGCTTTACCGGTTGGCGCGTCTCGGTCGGGGATATCGCTTCGGCGAGCGGTTTCAGACCCTCAAGCCGCTGATGGAGGCGGTGCCGGTCGGATCGGCTGTGTTCGAGGGATGGCGCGTCGAGTTCGAGCGCCGCGCATGGCCATGGATACCGGATCCCGGAGATCAGCGCGTTGTGTACTTCCCGGCCGGCGGACCGGAAGCGTTGGATGCGTTCGAGGCGGCGGTGCAGTCACCTGGTAGTCAGGTCCACGAGGCGGCGGAATGATGGTGGTGAGGCCGGATATCAGCGAGCGCGAGGCAGCGGCCCTCCTGAGGGCGCGCCGTAAGGCCGAATTGGTGCAATGGCTGCGAAGGGAAGCGGCCTCATGCGACGGCGTCATGGCCTGGTATGTGGCGCGCACTCGCTGGCGTGCTGATTCGGTCGCGGTCGATCTGCGCGATGCCGGAATCGATGCGGTCTGCCCGATCGAGCGACGGTGGAAGAGGTATCCGCGCTCGAACCGCCGCTATTCTGTGGAAATTCCGTTGCTCGGAAATCATGTGTTCGTGCGGCTGCTGAAGGCTGAAAGCGCATGGGTCGGCGTGATGTCATTCGAGGGTATAGACTGCCTGCTCGGGACGGGCGAAACGCCGGTGCCGGTCACCGATAAGGAGATGGCTAAGGTCTTCGCATTGCTTACGATTTCGCCTGACGACAAGGTTGAGCGCGCGACTGGTCTGGCGATAGGTGACACGGTGCTGCATCCGGTCGGATTGATGGCTGACTTGCGTGCTACGGTCGTTGAGATCGACGCTGAGAAACGGGAGGCGCTGATCTCCACGATGCTGTTCGGGCGCGAGATTGCCACGCGATGCGGTATTGACGATCTCGAAAAGCTGGCATAGCGATTCACACCATCGAACTGCCCGGAGACAGGCTGCACCGCTGAGAGCGCCCTCCACCTCTGATCCGTGACAAGGCAAGAGCCAGCCGCCCGGATCGCAGTGCGGAAGCATACCCACAATGAACGAACAGCAGCGGTCGCAGCAGCGCGACGCAACACAGCCTTGGCGTGCCTGGTACAAGACCAGCCGATGGCAGAAGCTCAGATGGTCCGTGTTGGTGCGTGACCTGTTCACCTGTCAGATGGCAGGATGCGGACGGATCGAACCGAACACATCGCTGCTGGTCGCTGACCACAAGCAGCCGCACCGTGGCAACGAACAGCTGTTCTGGGATGAGGCCAACTTGCAGTGCATCTGCAAGGCCTGCCACGACAGGTTGAAGCAGCGCGAAGAGCGCGACAGCATGCAGACGCGCGGCGTCTGGCACTGACCCATCCGCCCTGACGGGGGGGGTCGAAAGTCTGCAACCCCTTCGGGCCTAGACCTGCGTCCCCCTCATGTGGAGATTTTTTTTCAGTGGAACCGAATTTTGACCTGTTCGGTCATCCGGTTCGGGATGGCTTGGGGAAACGGGGACGGCCGTCATATGAGCCAACCGACAAGGATCGCAACAAAATCAAACTGTTGCTGGCGCTCGGCTGGGCGAACCAGCGTATCGCCAACGGCGTCGGCATCTCGTCGGCGACCTTGAAGCGGTATTTTAGAGCCGAGCTCAAGGTGCGGGATTCAATGCGCGACAGGTTGGAAGCGCGGCGCTTCGAGATAGCCATGGAGCAGGCGAACGCCGGCAACGTGACAGCGCTGAGGGAACTCGGCGCCATGATCGAGAAAAACGACCGCATGGAGATCGAGCGCACCATGGGATCGACGTCGCGCGGCGATGAAAGGGCCTCCGAACGGCCTGGCAAGAAGGCGATCGACGAGTTGCGCGCCGCTGCTGCCGACGAGGACCTGACGGCAGAGCTGGAGAAGGAAGCGGCGCAGAATGCAACGCACTGAAGCCTTGCCGCGCTTCGCGTGCCCCAACTGGTGGGAGCGCATCCAGGCCGGCCAGATGCCAATGGCCGACGTGCCGGTGAACGCGGAGAAGGCGGCCAAAGCCGTCGCATTCTTCAACCGGCTGCGCCTGCCAGACGTTCCCGGTACGCCGGCACTCGAGGAAGCTTGCGGCGACTGGTTCCGTGAGATTCTTTGCGCATTCCTCGCCAGTGAGGATCCAGTCACAAAGCAGCGCCTGGTGTGGGAGCTGCTTTGCATGGTGCCGAAGAAAAACTCGAAGACGACCTACGTTGCCGCGCTGGGCCTGACGGCGCTGTTCATGGAGGACGCTCCAAACCGGCAGATGCTGATCGTCGCGCCCAGCCAGAACATCTCGGAACGGTGTTTCGACCAGGCGCAAGGCATGATCCGGCTCGACGAACGGCTGAAGTCGATCTTTCTCGTGCAGGACCACCTGAAATCCATCACGCGCCGCAAGACCGGCACCCAGTTGGACGTCAAGAGTTTCGACACCTCGATCGTTACCGGCGAAATTCCGGTCCTGACCATCATCGACGAGGTCCACGAGCTTGGGAAGAAGGCCAAGGCGGCGGCTGTCATGCAACAGATTCGCGGCGGCGGAATCACCAAACAGGGCGGCCAGGTGCTGATGATCACGACGCAGTCGGATGAAGCGCCGGCCGGCATCTGGCGGACGGAGCTGATCAAGGCCCGCAAGATCAGAGACGGACAGGGTGGCGCCTCGCCGATCATGCTGCCGGTTCTCTACGAATTCCCGCAGGACCTGCAGAAAGACCAGGACTTCTGGCGCGACCAGAGCAGGTGGCCGATGCTGCTTCCGAATATCGGCCGCTCGATCGACGAGGCGCGACTGGTCGCCGATTACGAAAACAATGGCCGGGCCACAGCGCAGGCCGAACAGATTTGGGCCAGCCAGCATCTCAACATCGAGATTGGTATCGGCATCGGCGACGACGCATGGCGGGGCGCCGACTTCTGGGACCTGCGCGCCGACAAGTCGTTGACGCTGGAATCTCTGATCGAGCGTTCGGAGGTCGCGGTGGTGGGCGCCGATGGCGGCGGCCTCGATGATCTGTTCGGCGTTTGCGTCATCGGCCGGGAGAAGATCACCCGGCGCTGGCTCGTCTGGTGTCATGCATTCGCGCACCCGAAGGTGCTGGAAATCCGCAAGGAGATCGCGCCGCGGCTGCTGGACTTCCAGAAAGAGGAAGCCCTGACCCTCTGCGAAGTGTCCGAATACGTCGAACGGATCGCGAAGATTGCCGCCCAGGTGCGGGATGCTGGCCTGTTGCCGGAAAAGAATGCGGTCGGCTTCGACCCCAACAACATTGCCGCCTTCGTCGATGCACTTGCCCTGCAGCAGATCGACGGACTGATGCTGCATCGCCTTCGTCAGGGTCCGGCGCTATCGCCTGCGTTGTGGGGGCTGGAGCACAAGCTGAGCGACAACACGATCAGCCATGACGGATCCGCGATGATGTCCTGGTCGGTCGGCAACGTGAAGATCGAGGTCAAGGGCAATGGCAACATGGCCACGAAACAAGCCGCCGGCCGTGCCAAGATCGATCCGGTCATTGCCATGCTGTGTGCGGCAATCCTGATGAGCTGGAATCCGGAAGCAAGCGGCAATTCCATCTATCGCGAACGCGGCCTGCTCGTCGCCTGAAGGATATCGAATGAGCCTTTGGACACGCATATTCGGTGGCGGAACGCTGCCCACCTCGCACCCACGCGCGTCCTTTCAGGATGTTGGCGGCGGCGTAGTCGTCAACACGCCGCAGCAGCTTGAGGAAGCCTTGCGGGCCGGCAGCTTGACAGCATCAGGCGCGACTGTGACGCCCTATTCTGCGATGCGCGTGGCGGCGGTCTATGCCTGTGTCCGGATCAGGTCAGGCGTCGTTGCCAACATGCCGCTCCATATCAAAAAGCGGGTCGATGCCCGCACACGTGAGGATGCATCGGATCATCCTTTGTGGTCGATCTTCCGCCGCCGGCCGAATAGCTGGCAAACGCCATCGCAGTTCAAACGCATGCTAACCGCCCATCTGCTTTTGCGCGGCAATGCCTACGCGATGATCGTGCGATCTCGTGGCCTGGTCAAAGCTTTGATCCCGCTTCACCCGGATCGCGTCGAGTGCAGGCAGAATGACGATCTGACGCTGACCTACATCTACACGCGAAAGAAGGGAGGGCGCGTCGAGCTCAAACAGGATGAAGTTTTCCATCTCGTTGGCCTGACGCTCGATGGCGTGCACGGCGTTTCCGTTATCACATATGCCCGCGAAACCATCGGCCTTTCATTGGCGATGGAAAACCATGGCGCGACGGTGTTCAAAAACGGTGCGCGCGTATCGAGCGTGCTTTCGCACCCGGGCAAGCTTGGGAAAGAAGGATTGGAATTCCTCAGGGCCAGCCTCGACGCTTACAGGGCAGGTGGCGAGAGCGAAGGGAAAGCGCTGATCCTCGAAGAGGATATGAAAGTCGAAAAGCTGGCGATGACGGCCGAGGATGCGCAGTGGATCGAGGGCCGCAAGTTCTCTCGCTCGGACATTGCGATGTTCTTTGGTGTCCCGCCGCACATGATCGGCGACACGGAGAAGTCAACTAGCTGGGGGACTGGCATCGATTCCCAAACGCAGGGCTTCGTGACCTTCAGTGCCGAAGACGATCTCACCACGTGGGAAGAAACGATCAACCGTGATCTTGTTGCCGACAATGACAACGATATTTACGCACGGTTCAACCGCTCCTCTCTGGTGAAGGGTGACATCAAGGTTCGCTGGGAAGCGCACGTGAAAGCGCTCCAATGGGGTGTCATGAGCCCGAACGAAGTCCGGGCCTTGGAAGACCTCAACCCGCGCGACGCGGGCGACATTTTCTATCCGCCACCGAACACGGCCGGCAAATCCGAACCAGAGAAAGGTGATGGCGATGAGCCTGCGCAAGCTGCCTGAGGCAAAGACGTTTCAGCGTCCGCAGAATTTCCAGTGGGATGCGCCGTCTGACGTGCTGGCGAAGTGGGCCGAAACGCCGCTCGCCGCCGGCGAAAGCGACGACGGCACCATCACCATGTTCGATGTGATCGGTGAGGACTGGTGGACTGGCGGTGGCGTCACCGCCAAGCGCATTTCGGCGGCGTTGCGGTCGATCGGCAACAAGGACGTGACGGTCAAGATCAATTCGCCCGGCGGCGACATGTTCGAAGGCATCGCGATCTACAACCTATTGCGCAGCCATCCGGCCAAGGTGACCGTCGAGGTGCTGGGCTGGGCGGCCTCAGCGGCTTCAATCATTGCCATGGCCGGCGATGAAATCCGCATGGGCCTCGGCTCATTCATGATGATCCACAATGCATGGGGCGTAGTGATCGGCAATCGGCATGACATGCGCGCCAGCGCCGATCTGTTCGACGGCTTCGACAGCGCCATTGTCGATATCTACGAAGCGCGAACCGGCATGAAGCGTACCGAGATCGAAACACTCATGGATGCCGAAACCTTCATGGGGCCGTCCGAGGCCGTGAAGAACGGTTTCGCCGATGTCGTTGACGACGGCATCGAGGCGAACACCGCCGATGCGAAGAATATGGATCGCGGGCTTATGGCCCGCCGACAGACGGAAGCCGCGCTGGCAAAGGCCGGCTTCTCCCGAGACAAGCGCTCCGAACTCCTGATGGAGATGGGCGTTTCAGCGGCCCAGCGTGATGCAAGCCGCAAACCAGCCGCGCGCGATGCAGGCTTCGAGGCTGCCGCAAGGCAGTTCATTTCCATCCTGAAATCCTGACAAGGAGAACGACAATGCAGCATGTCATGCTGAATGCCCGCGCTCGCGGGCTTGTCGCCGTGCGCGCCGATGCTGGCACCCCGACGGCGATCCTCAACGAACTGAAGCAGACGTTCGAAGCCTTCAAGGTAGAGAACGACAAGGCTCTTGCCGACCTGAAGAAGGGGCAAGAAGATGTGGTGCAGACCGAAAAGGTCGACCGCATCAACGCCACGATCACCGAACTCCAGAAGGCGATCGACGAAACCAACGTCGCGCTCGCTGCAGTCAAGGTTGGCGGTGCTGGCAACGTGGAAGACCCCGACAAGGCGGAACACGCGCAGGCGTTCAACCGTTTCTTCCGTCGCGGCGTCGATGCTGGTCTGCGTGACCTCGAGGTCAAGGCCAAACTGACGACGCAGTCGGACCCTGACGGCGGCTATCTGGTGCCGGAAGAAATGGAGGCGGGCATTGACCGCGTTCTTGGCACGGTTTCCACGATCCGCTCGCTGGCTCGCACGATGTCCATCTCGACCAACACCTACAAGAAGCTGGTCAACATGGGCGGCGCGACGTCGGGTTGGGTCGGCGAGGAAGATGCACGTTCCGGCACTGCAACGCCAACGCTGCGCGAGATCGCCATCAATACCGGCGAAATCTACGCCATGCCGGGCGCCACGCAAACCTCGCTCGACGATGCGCGCATCGATCTGGCGGCATGGCTGGCCGACGAGGTGTCGATCGAGTTCGCCGAGCAGGAAGGGGCTGCCTTCGCCAATGGCGACGGCATCAACAAGCCGCGCGGCATTCTTGCCTATGACAAGGTGGCAAACGCCTCCTATGCATGGGGCAAGATCGGCTTCGTTGCTTCCGGCAAGGCGGACGGCTTCCTTGCCGCCACGGCCACCGTCAGCCCTGCCGATGCGCTGCTCGACCTCTACTATGCGCTGAAGTCTGGCTACCGGAACGGTGCGTCATGGCTGATGTCGGATGCGTCCATGAACACGGTTCGCAAGTTCAAGGATGCGGAAGGCGCATACATTTGGGCGCCGCCTTCGGGCGCTGCCGAAGTGGCTACCATCCTCGGCAAGCCGGTTCACAACGACGACAACATGCCTGCCGTTGGTGCGAACGCGTTCCCGGTCGCCTTCGGTGATTTCAGCCGGTCTTACCTGATCGTGGATCGCATCGGCATCCGCGTCCTGCGCGACCCGTTCACCTCCAAGCCGAACGTGTTGTTCTACACGACCAAGCGTGTCGGTGGCGGCATGGTGAACTTCGAAGCCATGAAGCTCCTGAAGATCAGCACCTGATCCGTCTGACGGGCGGCTTCGGTCGGCCGTCATCTCGCCATCCCCATTCATCGAAAGGACAGTCCAATGAAGGACACCTATTCCTCTTTCGGTCTTGTGGCTGCGCTTTTGCCGCAGGTCCTGGCCGCAACCGATACCGGCGCAACGCCGATCGATCTTCAGGGCTTCAATTCGGCCCTGGTCATCATCAATACCGGTGCGGTTGCCGGTGCCGGCGACTACACCGCCAAGCTCCAGCATTCCGACACCACGACCGGCGGCGATTTTGTCGACGTGACGGCGGCTGACCTTCTGGGTTCGTTTCCGGCCACGCTGGAGCAGAACAGCGTCTACAAGGTCGGCTACAAGGGCTCGAAGCGCTATCTCCGCACTGTAGTGACGAAAAACAGCGGCACATCGATTGCCGCTGGCATCGTCATCGCGCGCGGCCATCCCTACGACGCGCCCGTCGCCTGACCCTGACAGGGGCGGCGTCCGCGCCGCTCCATCCTCCTTTTCGAGGTTTCCATGCTCGCACCCGTCCGCACCGTAGCGCCGGCCACAACGCCCGTCTCGCTTGTCGAGGCCAAGGCGCATCTGCGCGTCGATCATGAGGATGACGATACGCTGATCGAGGGTTTTATCGCGGCTGCCACGGATCACCTTGACGGCTGGACGGGCATTCTCGGGCGCTGCTTGGTCGAGCAAGAATGGCGGCAGGATTTCGATGCATTCGCGCGGGGCCTCTGCCTGCCGCTCGGCTCGGTGATCAGCGTCACGACGGTTACGTGGCGAAATACGGCCGGCCAGGTCAGCACGGTGGAAGGCATTTGGTACTCTCTGCAAATTGATGCCGGCGGCCGCTACTTTGTCCGCTTCCGCGACGACTACGCGTTCCCGGGAGATTTATACGAACGTGGGGCTGTGTCGGTGGCGTATAAGGCTGGCTATGCGACCGTGCCCGAAGTTCCCGCCAATGGCGACGATCCTGCTATCCCTGCCAAATCGACAGTCCCGGCCGCGCTCAAAGTGGCGATCTTGCTCCTTGTCGGCAATTGGTACGCCAATCGCGAAACCATGGTTGTCGGCGCGACGGTTGAAAGCCTGCCGTTCGCGGTTGACGCGCTGATCGCGCCATTCCGAAGGGTGGGTGTCTGATGGCCAAGCAACTCGGTGCCGGCGATCTCTATTACCGTGTCGATTGCCAGAAGGAGGTGCCCGGCACCGACGAACTCGGCAATCCGGTTCCCGGTGCTGGCGGATGGGTCACGCAAGTCTCGGTTCGCGCCGCCTATCGTCACCTGCGTGGCGGCGAAGATGTCATGGCTGGCCGCCTACAGGGCCAGCATACTCAGATCATCACAGTGCGTGCATCGTCGCAGACGCGGCAGATCACGGCGGGATGGCGACTGATCGACGCCCGCGACGGTACGGTGTTCAACGTGCGCGACGTAACGGCCGAAACAGATCGCCAGTGGGTTTCATTGCTGTGCGAGCGCGGAGTGGCAGCCTGATGGTAAAAGAACGCGGCGGTTTCGTTACGGTGCATCTGACCGTTCGGATTGCATGGTGGGTTGCACCCTACACGCTGGCGGTCAAAGCGTTTCTCTGGTCTGTTGCGCCGTTTTTCGATGAGGATGACGACAGACTTGATACGTTTATCACCCGGCAGGCCGAATTCGTCAGCAACCATGGCGTGCGCTTCTACTGCAACGGAAAGCGCGTCTGATGGCCATCAAGGCGAAGATGCTCGGTCGTGGGGCGGTGATGCGCAAGCTGAACCAGCTTGTGCCGGAAGCGGAAAAACAGCTTGCCGAGGCGCAGCTTGAGGCGGCGAAGGAACTGGCCGGCGATATTGCCGCCCGCGCTCCCGTCGAAACCGGGGAATACAAGGCGAGCATTGAGGGCGCACGTCTGGCAGACAGGCCGGCGAGCAATGCCGTCGTCGGTGGCAGCGCGACCAAAGACAAGAACGCGACCGGCGTGTTCGCAGCCTGGTACTGGCGTTTCGTCGAATTTGGGACCAGCCCGCACAAGATCAAAGCCAAGCCGGGGAAGATGCTGCATCTGCACGGCAACGTCTTTGCAAGCGAGGTCGATCATCCCGGCGCGAGGGCACAACCGCATATTTTCCCGACGTTCCGCGCCGCTCGCCCCCGCATCCGCCGTAAGATGGCAAACGCGGTCAACAAGGCCACTCGCAAGGTTATGGGCAAATAGATGGCCGCACCGTCGAGAGAATTGGTCCTGTGCGCCCGCGACAGGCTGCTGAAGGCTGCGAACGTCACGGCACTGGTCGCGGATCGCATCTGGTATCGCGCACCGGAAAATCAGACGTTTCCGAACATTGCCGGCTTCGACACTTTCGGCATTCGGGACGATGCAACATGCATCACAGGCGAGGAAATCACGCTCAACGTCCATGTCTGGACGCGCGATGGGATGGACCCGCTACAGGACGCCCGCAGCATCGCCTACGAGGTCGGGCGCGCCCTGCATGGCTACCCTCTGCCACTGCCTAGCAACCAACTTGTGACACTCGATCATCGCGGCGAGCGGGTGTTTTACGACCAGGATGGTTTGACCGGCCATGCTGTCGTCGAGTTTCGCGCGGTCGTTCAGTCCAACTAATCTCCCTCACGAAAGGAAACTGCCATGCCCCAGGAATTGGGACGCCTTCTGCTGATCAAAATCGGGGACGCTGCTTCGCCCGAGGTCTTCGACAATCTGTGCGGTATCAAGACCCGCAGTTTCAATCTGTCGGCCAACGAAGTCGATACGACGATCCCTGACTGCAACAACCCGGGCGGAGCGGTCCAGAAAACCGGTGAGCCAGGCATTGTGACCCGCACATTCAACGGCTCAGGAGCGTTCGTAAGCGGTGCTACGCAGGCGATCCTCATGGGCCACGTTCGCGGCGGCACCAAATTCAACGCCAAGGTCATTGTTCCTGGCGAAGGCGCTTATGCCGGCTCATGGATGGTGTCGGATTTTGAGTTCAGCGGCGAAATGGAAGGGAACATGGAGTTCTCGGCCACATTCACGGCTGCGGGCGCGCTGACCTTCACCGCCGAAGCGGTTACGCCGGTCAATTCGCTCTTGCCGTCCATCGCCGGCATCGCTCAGGAAGGTGTCGAACTCAAAGCCTTCCCCGGTGTCTGGAGTGGCAATCCTGTCTTCACGTTCCAGTGGAAGAAGGACGGGACCAACATTTCCGGGGCCACGACCGACGCCTACACGCCCGTCACCGGCGATATCGGCTCGACCATCACGGTTGCTGTTACAGCCACGAACTCGACCGGCAGCGCTTCGGCAACTTCGGGCGGTACGGCTGACGTGGTGGCCGCGTAATGAGCAACCTTCCTGTAAACGGAGCGCGGGGCGAAGTCGCCCTGCGCGTTGGCGGCGTCGATCTGGTCATTGCGGCTGAGATGGGCAGGCTAGCGGCGGTGTCAACGGCGCTGGAATGCAAGTCCCTGTCTGATCTGTTTACCCGGCTCTCTGCCGTCGAGCCGGCGGCGGTGATGGCCGCGCTCCCTCTTCTGACGATCAACGGGGACGCTGCCAAAGCCGTGGGAGCGCTGAAGCTCAAAGACTTTGCGGCCTGCGCGACCGCCTTCAATAAGGCCTTGGCGCATCACTTCCAGGCCGACGAGGGAAACGTGGAAGCCGCCGAAAACGGGGCGGCGAACTAGAAAAGCCGTTTCCTTGGGATGACTGGATGAAGGGTGCTTTCGGCGCCCTTCAATGGAAGCCTAAGGCCTTCTGGCGCTCGACGCTCACTGAATATGTGACGGCTATTGCGGCGTTCAACATGATGCACGGCGGCGAAAAGAAGCCGGAAGCGCCGACCGACGATGAGATGGCGGGACTGCTGGCGAAGTATGGGTAAAATCGCCGTCAGTTCACGCCATGTCGATCTAGGCACTGTTGATACAGCGCCTTCAGATTTTCGGTTGACTGGGATGGAAAGCGCGTTTTGCAGTCGGCAATGAGAGCGTCTTCTGCGGATTTCAATTCCGCTTCCATTTCGGCCCTCGCCCGCTGATCGGCAAGGGCTTGTGCGGCCCTCGCGTGCTCAGCCTCGCGATACTCTCCGAAAAAATAGTACCCGACCGCCGCCAGCACGGCGATGCACGTCGCTGCAATCAATACCTTCATTCTAGCCCCACGGTGCCCTGATGGCTTCTGACGAAGAACAGCTAGTTCTATCGATCTCTGCCGATACGCGTCAAATCATGAACGCGATTAAGCGACTGGAGAAGTCTGTCGGCGCATCTGCCGGGTCGATTGAGAAGTCGTTTTCCGGCATCGGCAAGGGCATCGACAAATCGATCAACACGACTGTCCAGAAGCGCATCAACGAGATTACAGGCGTTGGTGTGCAGGCGACGAAGGAATGGACAGGTGCGCTGGCCGATCAAGGCGCTGAACTTCAGCGGATGCGGTCCAAGTTTAACCCGATCTTCGGTGTCGTGTCTCGCTACAAGGCCAGCGTGACGGAAATCCAGACGGCGCATCGTCTCGGGGCCATTTCCGCTGACGAGATGACCAATGCCATCCAACGCGAGCGGCAGGCCACGCTCTCCAGCATCGCGGCGCTGAAGCAGCGCAACGCGGCGCTTGCTGATCGTCCGAATATGGGCGGCGGCAGCTTCAACACGGCCAACATCGCTGCGCAGTTCCAGGACATTGGGGTCACCGCCGCAATGGGTATGTCGCCGCTACAAATCGCGTTGCAGCAAGGCACGCAGCTTTCTGCCGTGTTCGAGCAGATGAAGGCGAGCGGCCAAGGTGCGGGCGCGGGTTTGCTGGCAGCGTTTCGCAGCGTCATCAGCCCCATGTCGCTTGTCACAATCGGCGTTGTCGGCCTGACTGCGGCAGCGATCCAGTATTTCTCGACATTTATGGAGGGATCGGAGGACAGCGAAGAAACGCTAAAGGCTCAGGCCGACCTTATTCAGCAGGTAGCGCAGAAATGGGGTGATGCGCTCCCGTCGATCAAAGCTTATGCGGATGAGCAGGAGCGAATAGCGCAAAAGAAGCAGGTCCAAGATGCGACCGCCGATGTCGTTGCCAAGGCTTGGCAGGATGCCAGAGCGGCAATTGCTGACACGAAGGCGGCTGCCGATGATCTGGTCCAGCAGATCACCAACATGCCAGAGTTTACGAATGCTGCCGTTGATGTGCAGCACGCGTTCGTCGCTCTGTCCGACAAGGTGGCTGACGGGACGGCAAAGACAGAGGATTTGCAGCGGGTAACTGACTCTCTATCAACCCTCTACAATCAGACGACATTCCCGATTGTGAAGGATCTGGCAGACCAGTTCGCCGACTTGGCAGATCAGATACTGAAAGCCGATCACGCTGCGACGTTGGCAAAAGCCGACGCCGCATTGAAGGACCTTAAGGCCAATCTGTCTCCACTCGGCACCGTGGGGCCTGTATTCAGTTCTGGTGGCAAATTTATCGACGAAGCAGGGCTGCAGGACGTTCGGGCAAACGCCGCGAAGTCGCAATTCCAGATAGAGGCAGAGCGCGCGGCGCGTGCAGCGCGAAAGGGTAGCATTTCCGACGCCGAGAAGCAGAAGAAGGCTATTGATGACGTAATCGCCAGCCTGCAATTCGAACAGGCCCAGCTTGGCCGGACGACGGTTGAGCAACGCGTATACAATGAGTTGAAGCGCGCCGGCGTCGATCTCAACAGCAAGGCTGGGCAGCAGATCGCCAGCATGGTTTCGCAGATTGAGACTGAGCGTGCGGCCATCGAAGCAAATACCAAGGCCCGAGAGGCACAGGCTGCGGCAATCACCAATCTATTCGAGATGGGCGCTGACGCTCTTGTCTCGATGGTAGATGGCTCCACCAAAGCCGAAGACGCGATAAAACGCCTTGCAGTCCAACTTGCCCTTGCTGCGGCTCAGGCTGCATTGCTCGGGACTGGGCCATTGGCGGGTCTTTTCGGTGGTTCCTTCGGTATGTTCCCCGGAGGGTTCGGCTTTGCGGATGCCGGTGGATTTGCCGCGATGCTTGGCCTACCCGGTCGCGCCTCTGGCGGCCCAGTCAGGGCGGGTCAGCCCTATATCGTCGGTGAGAAGCGCCCGGAACTGTTTATCCCGGACGCGAACGGCACGATTGTCCCCCGTGTCCCTAGCGTGCGCTCGCCGGCAAACCAGAACGGAGGTGGCATCAGTGTCACCTACGCTCCGACTATTGACGCGCGCGGTGCGGATGCGGGTGCTGTAGCTCGACTGGAACGCAGCCTTCAACAGGACAAGGCCACGTTCAAAGGCCGTGTTGTTGAAGCTGTGGCCGACGCGCGCCGCCACAATATCAACGTATAGCGGGGCGCAATGGCCATCACCTTCCCACGCGAATTGCCTTCTGGCATTCGGTTCCGCCACGCTCGCTTCATGCTTGAAGACAACGTGGCGGCGTCACCATCCAACGGCATGGTGAACTACACGCAATTTGCCGATCCGGTGTGGCGCATCGACTTTACGACCGTGCCGCTGCGCGAAAGCGAGTTTCCGATCATCGACGCGTGGTGGAAGTCGCTGCGCGGCGGCCTGAAAGCGGCGCTGGTGACGCAGAACGTGACGTGCCGGCCACTTGCCCATGCGGCAACGGCAGACGCCGCCCCTGCGCAGGATACGGGTGTCCTGGACAGCATAACCAACGGCAACGTGCTGGCGGTCAGTAGCGTCGACGCCGGCCTGGTGCTTGCTCCCGGCGACCTGATCGGACTGGAGAAAACAGGCAAGCGCTCGCTAGGCCGTATCACCGAGGTTTCCGGCACTGGCACCAGCCGCACAATCACAATTGAGCCGCCGCCGCGCAGCTACACCGATGCCGGGTCGGCGGTGCGGTTTGAAAAGCCCATGCTCGTCATGCGCCCGATCCCGAAAAGCTGGAATGTCACGGACGGCCCGCTCCCGGTTGTGTCGTTTTCATTGGTGGAGACGCCCGCTTGATTACTTTCGACAGCGATGTCCTCGACCTGCTGGACGAGGGCCGTACGAATGTGCGCGGCCTGATCAGGTTCGACTTCGGGACCGGCACCTACGGCTTCGTCAAGGCTCTATCGCCGTTTGATTATGCCGGAGTGACCTATCAGCCGGGCGGCATCATTCAGGTGTCGGACCTGTCCGGCGCGAGCGGGCTTTCGGCACAGCAATTCACGATCACGCTGGCGGCCTCGCCCGATGATGGCCTGACACCCGCCGTCCTCCAGACCATCGAGGCCGAAGACTACCGCGACAGGCCCGTCACCATCCTTGATGCGCATTTCCACCCCGACACCGGGGCGCTCATCACCGTGCAGCCGATGCGGCGCGGCTATGTCGATGTGATCGACCATGAGGACGATCCAGAAGGCGGCTACAAGCTCGTAGCCCAATGCGAGACTCGGGCGCTGGATTACACACGCATGAACGGTCGCAAGCGCTCCGACACCGACCAGCAACGCCGCTCTACCGGCGACAAGTGGTTTGAACACGCATCGAAACGCGGACGCGAGGAAGTGTTCTGGGGCAAGGTGAAGGCGAAATGACCGGGGCGCAGACATGACCCGCGTTGTCGATTGGGAGCGCAGGTTGAAAGCCGCAATCCAGAAGCATCAAGGCTTGCCGTCTCAATATGGCGTATCCGATTGCTATCTGATCGCAGACGATGCCGTTGAGGCGGTGACCGGCAAGACGATGTTCGGATTGGCGGCGCGGCGCTACAGTACTCCGGTTGGTGCGGCCAAGCAGTTACGTAAACGCGGCTTTGAGACGGTTGAAGACGCGTTTGCGGCTCGTTTTGCTGCCATACCGCCTACACTGGCGCAGCGCGGCGACATTGGCGTGATCGAGCGCAATGGTGAGATTTGCGGCGGCGTGTTTACCGCAATTGGATTCGCCATTCGAGACGACAAGCGCGTGCTGTTCCTGCCCGTCTCCGCGGTCAAAGCGGCCTTCCGGGTCGAGTAGCGCTCAAGCGCGAAACTAACCCCGGCGCGAAACTAGGATTTAGCAATGCCATTTCTTGCACCGCTGATCGGCGCCGTCGTTGGCGCTGTCGGCTCCATTGGCTCGTTCATCACCGGGCTTGGCTTCTTCGGAAAGCTGATAATCGGCATTGGCCTCAATGTCGCGTCAGCTTTGATCCAGAAGGCGCTTGCCAAGAAGCAGAAAGCCCCTCCGGGCGGCGTCCAGTTCGAACGCCAATATGGTGCGGACGTGCCGCGTCAGGTTGCGTGCGGCCTCGTCGGGATTGCCGGCCACGACTGCTACGTCAACACCTATGGGGCTTCGAACAAGTTCCTCCAGCAGATCTACACGCTGTCGGATTACCCTTCTGACGGCCTGTCGCGCGTTTCGATCAATGGCGAGTGGGCAACGCTCGGCTCAACGGCTGACACAGACAAAGGCTACCCGGTCACATCGGGTGAGTTCGCCAATCTCATCTGGATCAAGTTTCTGGACGGCAGCCAGACGACGGCCAATGCGTATCTGGTCGACAACGCCAATCCTTCGGCAAGGTGGACCTCTGCCCATATCGGCGTCGGGCTGACCGCCATCTTGGTGTCGATGACGTTCGACCAGAGCAAGAACAGCCAGTTCCCCGACTTCTTCTTCGAGGTGCGCGCCGCCAAACTTTACGACTGGCGCAAGGATTCCAGTGTCGGCGGCTCCGGCTCGCATCGCTGGAATGACCCGGCAACGCATGAATTTTCCGAAAACCCCATCGTCATCGAGTACAATTACCGGCGAGGCTTTTCCGTCAACGGCGATCTGTTTTGCGGCATGGATATGCCGGCCGGTGACTTGCCGCTCGACAAGTGGACCGCTGCGGCGAACATCTGCGACGAGACGGTTGACGACGAGAAGCGCTATCGCTGCTCGATTCTGCTCGACTGCATGTCGACGCATGGCGACAACATCGAGAGCATCGCGCTTTCGTGCGGGGCCATGTCGGTCGATGGTGTTGAAGGATCGTGGCCGATTGTCGGCTCCGATCAGCCCACGGTCATCACCTTTACCGACGATGACCTGATCACCACGGCTCCGGTACGGTATCGCGCCAAGCGGTCTCAAAGCGAATTGGTCAATTCGGTGTCGGGCAACTTCCCCGATCCCGACAATCTCTGGTCAATGGTGGGCTACGAGCCGCAGATATCGGCCGCCCATGTCACGCTCGACCGTCGCACGCGCGATCTTGCCATTGATTTCCCGCAAGTCCGCTCGCAGCGTCAGGCGGCGCAACTGGCATCGATCTACCTCTACGAAAACCGCTATGAGGCGACCGCAACTGTCACGTTGCGTCCACGCTTCCAGGTTCTGGAGCCGGGCGATTGGGTGCAGTGGAATTCGACCCGGTACGGCAACAAGACCTACATCGTCACCGAAACGCAGTTGATGTCGTTGGACAGCGACGGGCCGCGTAATATCCAAGTGTCGTTGCAGGAGCGTGACGGCGCGATCTACGGCGCCGTGTCGCCACCGGCAATCATCGTTCCGACGCCTCCGGGCACTCCGACCTATCTGAATGAGGTGCAGGACTTTACCCTTGTCGCGGTGAGCATCAGCGGCGCGGACGGCAGGCTTGCGCCAGCAATCCGGGCCTCATGGTCAGCGCCGCAGGACGCCACCGTTACGGCGGTTGAGGTCCAGTACTACCCGACCGCGCAGCCGACTTCGATCATCTACAAGACGGTTCCGGTCGGCACGACGGTAACGCTGCTGGCCGAAGGCGTCATTGCCGGGACGGAATACACGGTCAAGACCAAGCTGGTGACGGACCCGCTGCGCGTTACGGCATGGTCTGCGGGCGCGACCGTCACAACCGATCTGGTTCCCAGCGACGTCGATGTCTATCTGGCCAACGTGAAGGGCGATGCCTACGAGACGCTGCAGCGCATCCAATCGGAAATGGACGAGTTGTCCGCCCGCATGGATGTCATCGCCGCAGGCTCTGCAGATGCGACCGGCGCCAGCATTGATCTGCATAGCGTAGCGCGGCGGTTTCAGAATGCGACCGCGGTTGCAATGACGGAAATGTCGGCGTCGATCGAGCAGACCGAAGATGGTCTTGCCGCGCAGGCTGCAATCCTGGACGCGGTGCAAGCCATCATTGGCGACGTTGAGGCCGGTGTCCTGTGGCGGATGACGGCAGAGGCGGGCGCTGGTGACGTCGTCGCCCGCGTTGTGCTTCAGGTCCGCGCAACGGTCGGTGATGATTGGATATCAGCGGGCACCCTGTGGGAAGCTGGTTTCACCGGCGGCAATCCAGCGCTGCCGTTCAGCCGCGTGATGATCAATGCGGGTCAGTTTGTTATCACTGACGGCACCAACTCCGGTACGCCCTTTGTCTATACCGGCAGCGTCCTTTGGCTCAACGGCGTCAAGGTCGATTGGGCAGATATCGCCAATGCCGTGATCGGATGGGCCGAGATAGGCGATGCAGTCGTCAACAACTTCGTGGCCGGCACGGCAAACATTGGCAACCTGGTAGTTGGGACGAGCAACCTCGATTTTGGGGCTGTCACCGACAGCGCCGAGTTGCATGCTGTCGCGACTAACTTAAACGGCAACGGCGTCTGGCACGATGTCGAGACGCTGACGATCGACAACCCCAGCGACATTCCCGTTTTCATGGAGATATCCGGCACCGTTACCGTAAGTGGCGTAGCTGGCGCATCGGGCAATACAAAGGCCAGGTTGATCAACGTGTCGGATGGCAACTCCGTGGTCTACGAAACCGCCACCGCCACCATTACCAACGGTGGGTCGTCCACCGTCACACTCAGCAACCTTTTCCGACTGTCGTTCGAGACGGTCCAGGGCAGCAATCAGTACAAATTCCAACAGTTTACGTCCGCTGCGGCGGGCAAGGGCTCATGCGATGTGACTGTTGGAATGCTTTGGTGGAAGCGGTAGCGGCCCACATGCGCGACGATAAGGAACCCAAATGACATCGCTGATCTACAACACCGGCACGGTCACCGTGACGAACGGCTCCACTACGGTTACGGGCGCCTTGACCGGCTGGGCCGTGGCGCTGGTAACGGGTGGCATCCTTTCCGTCGATGGGCTTGCCGTGCCCATCGCATCGGTCGAGAGCGACACCAGTTTGACGCTGGCCTATGGATGGCCCGGCACGGGCGGCAGCGGCAAGGCTTATGCCATCGCGCGCGACACCAGCGAGGCAGTGCGCGCCGCATGGACCAATGACAGGCTGGCAACCATTATCCAACGTTTATCGCTGGTCGGCATCCACCCTGACGGCAGCGGCACGCTGACTGAGCGGGATGCTTTGTCGCCTACGCCTGCCACCGGCTTTATCTGGCTGTACGCTGAGGCTGGCAACGATCTGGCGATCTATCGCAAGTCGGCGTCGGGTTGGGATGGGCCGTATCAGGTTGCTGGCGACACTGGCGCGCAGGGGCCAGCGGGAGCACAGGGTGCGGCGGGTGACGGATTTACCCCGGCCGGCGCGTGGGCAATCGGTACGACTTACGACAAGAACGACATGGTGTCGTTTGACGGGCGCACATTCGTTTCGTTCGCCGATGCCAATGTAGGTCACCAGCCTCCCTCGTCTGACAGCGACGACACCTATTGGCAGTTCGTACCCGCAGCTGTTGGTCCGCAGGGGCCACAAGGCGATCAGGGGCCGCAAGGCGTCAAGGGCGATACGGGCGATACCGGGGCGACTGGTCCGGCGAACAGCCTGTCCATTGGCACCGTCGCGGAAGGCGCAGCGGCCGCCACCATCACTGGAACCGCACCGGCACAGACGCTTAACCTGACGATCCCGAAGGGCGATACGGGCGACCAAGGCATTCAGGGCATTCAGGGGCCGCCCGGATCTGGATCGGTCGATAGCGTCAACGGCGATCCGGGGCCGGATATTGTGCTGACGTTTGATGATATTGGTGACGGTGCGATCAACAAAGCCTTCACGGCCACTGAGAAGACGAAACTTTCAGGCATAGCAGACGGGGCTACGGCCAACACAGGAACAGTCACCTCCGTTGCGCTTGCCGTGCCTACTGGCCTTTCGGTATCGGGATCGCCGATCTCAACGAGCGGCACGTTCACGGTCACCTACGCCACCGGGTATCAGGGCTATACGACCGCCGAGGCGGACAAACTGGCCGGGATCGAGGCGGGCGCAACGGCATTGCCGACTCGACTTGGCGCCGTCGCCAAGTCGGTCACCGATTGGGATGATGCTACCGAAAACGGCTGGTTCATGGGGATTGACGCTGCAAACGCGCCCACGGCAACGGTCTGGTACATCGGATATGTGGAAGCGCACCTCCCAACGTACTGCACGCAGACGGTCCACTCCTTCGTGGGCGATAGCGCTGCCGACACAAAGGCCTATCGTCGGGACTGCAATGGCGGAGCGTGGGGCACCTGGTATCCGCTTCAACTTAGCCAAGCGGAACAGGATGCCCGCTACATTCGCCCCGACGCGACCGACCTCCTGACGGCAGGCTACACGGCAACATCTGAGAACAACGGAACCAAATCGAGTGGAACGTATACGCCTACGGCGGTTGGTGGGAACCTCAAGAGGCTCGTCAACGGTGGGGCTTTCACACTGGCCGCCCCAACAGCAGCGGGCGATTACACGATCATCATCCAGATCACCAACAACGCGTCGGCCGGGGCGATCACACTGTCGGGTTTCTCGAAGACCAGCGGAGATGCCTTCACCACGACGAACGGCCACGACTTCTTCGTCTTCGTCACGAAGATCAACGGCTTCACCCACGCAGCAATTCAGGCGCTTCAATAATGTTCCCATTTCCGACCTTTTTGCCGGTAGGCGCGACCCTCACCCGCTCTTTCTCAATCTCTCCAGCCGTATCTGGCAAGACGACGTGGGATTTAGACGCAGACGGTCCGCTAACTCTCAACGCGGCAGGGACATGGACGATTACACCTGAAGCGGGATTTTCAGCGACAGTCGATCTGAATGGTGGTGGTGGTGGGTCCGGGTCGGCAAAAAGCGGCGGCTCTGGCACAAACAGCGCATCCAATGGAGCAGCATCAACCTTCGCAGGGATGTCTGCGGGCGGGGGCGCACGGTCATTAAGCATAATTGACGGCAACAGTGCGGGCGGTGCGGGTGGTACGTCGAGCGGCGGGGATACGAACTCAACGGGATCAGCAGGAACAGCCGGCGTCACGGGGCAGGGCGGAAATGGAGGCGCGTCGCCGAATGGTGGCGCAACGAACGTAAAAGCAGTGGGGTACACAGTCGGCACTGTAGGAAACCCGCCTGGCGGTGGCGCGACTGGAGCAGCTATTGCCGACGAGGCTGCTACGGGCGGTGGTGGCGGTGGTGGGAGATGCGTCAGAGCTTTTGCTGTTGGCGATTTGGCGGTCGGTTCGCCGTTTTCATTGATCGTCGGTGACGGCGGCTCCGGGGCAGCAGGTGGGACCGTTCAAACAGCCGGGGCAGCTGGCGCGCCCGGACGAGCCGTCATCACGTAAGAGGATCAACCATGCTCGCACTCATCCACAACGACACCATCGTCTCTCAAACCGTACCGGGCGGCTGGTTCAACCTTCCGAACGGCGACCGTGCCTCGCCCGCCCACGATGGTTGGTCGGATGGCGAGTACAGCCTTGCAACGATTCAGCCGGCTGATGTGGTGCCAGAGGGCAAGCAGGTTCTCTCCACCACCGTCGAGATGGTCGACGGCCTACCGAAGTATGTGCATGTGCTGGACGATATTCCGTCACCCACAGTCGGTGATTTCCAGCGGGCCATCCAAGCCCATGTTGATACTGTCGCGGTGGCAAAACTCTACAATGACGGCAATGCACTTGCCGGCTACGTCAACAGCACCGTGCCGCAATGGGCGGCCGAGGCGCAAGCGTTCGTGGCTTGGCGGGATGCTGTGTGGGTCTACGCCTATACCGAACTCGACAAGGTTCAGAGCGGCCAACGGCCTGCGCCAACCATCGAAGCATTCATAGCGGAACTACCTGATATCGAGTGGCCCTCCTAGTTGTGGATGGCTTTCGGCTTCCTGATCTTGCGATGGATAGCCTTGGACAATGTCATAGGGAAAGTTTTCTGCATTTCCTCCCGATAGGCGGTTATCCATTTCCCCGGCTCCAAAGGCGCTCGCTGAAGGGGCATGTTCTCCTTTTTAAACAACCCAACCAGTTCATCGAGCCGCTTGTGGAATGTGGTTAGTTGAGAGCCCTTTAGCTGTGGCTTGCGGGTGATGACGGCGCTATCGCGCCACCCGCCGCCTGTGACGGTCGCCGCCATATCGTCCGTTTCAAAATAGCTCTCGACCAGTTCCATTCCGGTCACGGCACAAAGTGCGGCCCATGAATCGGGATAGAAGCGCCAGCAATCAACAGGGTAGCGGTGAACCGGCCCGCCACCTGGCGCTACAATCAAGGCCATGCCGCCCGGAGTGAGAACGCGAGCGATCTCGGCGAACGTGATCCAGAAATAGGGGTTGTGTTCGAAGGTCTGCCCTGAAACGCAAATATCGAAGCTGTTGTTTTTGATTTCGTTCCAAATGAACGGATTTGCCGGAACGATATCGACATTGTTGCCCGCCTCGATGTCCAAGCCTGAGTAGGAGTAGGCTGGTGAAGGGAACAGCCCGCGATAGGTATCTTGATCATGGTAGGATTTGGAGCCGACTTCCAAGACCTTAATGGGACGATCTGCCGGCATTTCGGATTTGTATTGCTCAAGAAAAATTCGAGCTTTTGCAAAAGATGAACCGTGCATTTTTCCCAGCCGATTGATTGCGTCTTCAAATACTGCCTTAGGGCAACCTGCACGATAGTTCCACTCCCTGTTTTTCGCTTGGGCTGCACCCTGCCGCCCATGAAGGCTGCTGACACCTACCGACACGAAAAGAGGAACAAATCATGGACCGCGCGAAATTCTTCGCGGGGTTGCGTTCGCGCGACTCCGGGGTGTTCGGCACGTCCCTGTCTCAAAAGCAGGTGACCGGCACCGAAGCCATACTCGATGAAGCTCAAAGGCGAGGAACACGGCTACCGTGCCTCGCCTACATCCTGGCCACCGCCTATCACGAGACGGCCCACACCATGCAGCCGATAGAGGAATACGGCAGGGGCAAGGGCCGCAAGTACGGCGTCCCGGCAGGTCCATACGGCAAGGTCTACTATGGCCGGGGCTTCGTGCAACTGACCTGGCTGGCGAACTACCAGAAGGCTGGGGAGAAGCTTTCCGTCAATTTAGTCAAGTTCCCCGAACGGGCACTGGAACTCGGCATTGCGACCGAGATCCTTTTCAGCGGCATGTCGGAGGGATGGTTTACCGGCAAGAAGCTGGATGACTACCTGTCGGCGCTCCGAACAGACTATGCCGGCGCGCGCCGGATCATCAACGGAACCGATCGGGCAAACATGATCGGCGGCTATGCGCTCACATTCGAGAAGGCGCTGACTGCAGCGGGCTATTCCAGCCTGAAGCCGCGCCCTTTGCCGCAAGCGAAGCCTGTCCCGGCACCACACCCCGTCCAGACCAAACCCGCTCCAGCGCCCACCCCTGTGGCGCGCAAGAACACCCTCCTTGCGCTGCTCATCGACGCCATCGTGGCAATCGTTCGCTTCTTCAAGAAAGGCAACTGACATGGCATCTGTCATCATTCGTATCGGCCTGCGCTATGGCGCGGCCTATCTCGTCGCTCGCGGCCTGCTCTCGCCAGATGACGGCGCAACCCTCGCCACGGATCATGATGTGCAGATGCTGCTCGGCACGGCCATGGGCGCGGTCGCCGAGGGTTGGTATTACCTCGCTCGCCGCTTTGGGTGGTCGAAGTGAGCGCGCTTCTCTCGGCCCTCGTCTCCGATGCCGGCGGCTATCTGCTCGGCTTCGGGGCAATCCTCATCGCCTTTCTGGCGACATACCTCAAAGGCCGTCTCTCGGGCGCAAAGCTGGAACGGACCAAACAGAAGGCCAAGGAGGCCGATAGCTATGAGAAGTCGCTCAAGGAACTGGCTGACGCTGCCATTGCTCGCAACTCTGTTGATGGCCGGATGCCAGACAGCGACCGTTACCAGCGCGACTGATCGGGCCGTCTGCTCGATCTTCCCGCCGATCACCTATTCCAAGGCCGATACGGCGGAAACCATCATCCAGATTCGCCGGCACAACGCCGGATACGAATCCTATTGCAAATAGCAGTGCAGGATCCTGACTGGCATGGCGACGAATGCAAGTGTTGAGCGCACGCTCGGATTGGTGCTGGGTAAACTCGAAGCGATCGACGATCGCCTGGAGCGCGCGGACGAAAGCCGTTCCGGCCTGCATCGCCGCATGGATGACCTGGTTATGCGCACCGGCCACCTCGAGGCGAATGTGGGGTCGATCGCCAAGAAGGTCGAAGACATGGAAAAGGTGACGGTCGAGGTCACTACGTTACGCACCAAGGCGCAGGGTGCCGGCACGCTCGGCAAATGGCTGATCAGGCTGGGTATCGGCGTCGTGATGGCCGCGGGCTGGATGATGAGCGTCTACACCTGGCTGACCGGCCGCCCGCCACCCTGACCATATTCCCGACGCCGGGAAAATGATCGCCCGCTCGGTTCCGGCCGGGCGGGCATTTTTGTTTAGATCAACAGCCAGCCACAGCTTGCGAGGATGCCTGCGACGACAATTGCCGCCAGCGCAATCCGGCCGGCCGGGCCGATGTCAGGTTCGTAGCGAGGATCTGGCATTGGCGCGCCTCTCGGCCTCGATCATGGCAAGACGCAGCGGCCTCTCCCATGGCGTGATGTAGCTTTCCTTGTGCAGGGCCGCGTAGGTGCCGGCACTGCCTATGCCAAGCGCCGCCTGGCCCGCTTCGCGCGAGCCTTTGGCCGCGCCGCCGTTTAAGCGACGGTTGAAGTCCTTAAGACACTCAGCCAGGGAGCGGGGATCGGCCAGCCAGTCGTGTGGATCAGCCATTCTTGCCTTTTCCTTCGATCCACGCCCATGCAAGCAGGCGCTCATAGTCGCCCAACCATGTCGCCGCGCGCAAATCTTGCTCGATGCCGGCCTCGAAGCGGGCCGCGCACCACGGCGCCGGCGGTATGCTGTCCGGATCGTAAGGGATATCGTCGCGGCCGTCATGCAGCGCCCGCCATATTTCAGCTGCGCCTCTCGATTTCGGCGCGACCGCCATGGTGACGAGAGGCACGTCCTGCTTGCCGATATCCCGCAGGATCGTCGCCAGAAGGACCGGGCCGCTATTGCTGGCCTTGAGCCGATAGACCGGGATGGTGCCGGCTTCCGCGCCGAGTCGTATTTCCGCCACGCCGTCGCGCAGCGCTCGGCGCAACTCCAAATCGACCGCATCGATAGCGATCTGGCTTGCCTCGGGGCGATAGGACTGGCGGCGATGCCCGGTGTCCAGCGTTACGTGCCAAAGATAGGTCATGCTTGATCTCCCCGGCCAAGCAGGCGGTCTATCCATGCCGCCGCCTCATCATAGGTCAGGTTTGACGATATCTTCGGGTTGTCCAGTTTTGCCGTCAGGCTCAGCCCGACGATATAGGTGATCTGGTTTTGCGTGGCGCGGCGTGACGGATCCTTGCGCGGCCGCACATTGCCGCGCAGCTGGTCGATCCGGTCGCTGGCCTGCGACATGGTGAGATCGTCCGGGACGGTATTGTCCTCGCCCGCATCGCGCAGCAGGCGGCCGAGATAACCGCGCTGCATCACCGTTGCCCGTTTCGGCCCCCGCTGAAGGGATGGCCTCTCGGTCGATTTGCCAAGCCTTATGGTTACGCTGTGACCTGCAACAAGCGTCGGGACGCGCACGGGCGGCAGCTCTTCGTCGCGGCCCAAGGTCCAGCGGTTGAGGCTGGCATCCTTTTTTGCGTGCGCCTTGGCGCGCAGTTCGGGGCCGCGCAGCATCGGGCGCCAATACCAGGTGACGTAGCCCTGGTCGCGGACGAGATCGGCAACCTCGGACGCGATCGGCGGCAGCTTGCCTGCAAAACCCTTGGCGAGACACACACGCTGGATATCCCAGGCACCGTGCGCCCACGCCGCGGCGATTGCCATCGATCCGATGTCGGTCAATTGCGGGAGTTTGCGGACGGTGTCCGGCACGCGGCCGTTGACCGACACTCCGATGCCTTCCGGCAGATCGGTGGTGTCGATCATGAGGAGTCCGCCGTCCTCGCTCACGGCATAGTCGCTAAAGTGCGACCAACTGATCGACATCATCGTGGGGCCCGAAACGAGCGGCGCAATCACCGTGACGCCGCACACCGGCCAATCGGTTGCGGCCGCCTCTGTGGCGACCGCTGCGAGAATGGGATTGTTGATCATGCCGGTAGCCTGGAGTGTTATGCGATTATATGAGGCTGTAACCGCTTGCGATGGCGCGCGAGCGAACATCTTCCAAGCTATCGCGGTAGCCGCCCATCATCGTATTATTGTACGTGTAAGAGCCGTCATTCTGGAGGCGGACGACTTGCCAGCCGTGGCCATTGCCGTCAACTTCCGAATAACCTTTGTCCGGCGCGGCCCATACGGCGATGCACCAGTTGAGATCGTTGTCCGACGTGGTGATGATCTGTGCTTCGCGGCTCTGGAAGGTGTCGCTGTTGGTGATGGTGGTCATTTTCTAGTCTCCCGCCTAACTGGTTGGCCCCGAGGCGCGGGCATCAGCTCGTTTGCTGATATGGTCATAATAGGCATATTATACCCATTATGCAAGAGGAAAAATGACTGTTTTTCGTTTAGCTTTGTTGGTTGCGGGGCGGGTCGATCATCGCAGTTGCTCCTAAAGGTCCAGGGTTGCCTGCGCCGTCTCGACCGGCAGCAAGATCAGCCCGTCATTGGGGAGCGGGCGTTGGAGCGCTTTGGCCTCGGACCATGGCGCGCGCATCCATGTCTCGATCTCATCCCTTTCGGTGAGGATGACGGGCATCGCCTTGTTGTGTATCGGCTCGACCACGTCGTTAGGCTGGCAGGTCAGGAAGCCGAACAGTTCGTGCGTGCCCGGCCGAGGGGTCTTCGATGATCCCCGTTCACCCTCCCATGCAGTCCAGAAACCGGCAAAAAAGGCCAGTGGTCGGGCGTCGTTGATCGCAAACCAGCGCTTTGTCTTCTTGGGCCTGGTGTCTTCCCATTCGCAAAACGTTGTCCATGGGACGAGGCATCGATTTTCGACGCCCTGCCACTGTCGCCAATGCGGCAGCCATGTCTTGCGAATGTTGGTGACGCCGCTGTCCGGCTTGCCATTGATGTATTCTTCAGGCGTCGGCATGCCCCATGTCAGGCGCGCCAGTTCGCGCCCGGTCGGTGTGTTTCTGACCACCGGTGCGAGGCGGTCCGGAAAGATGTCCAGTTCCGGCTCCAGATTGCCGACATCGCCGCGGACGGCGCCGGCAAGGTCCATGATGAGCGACTGGTTGGACTTGATGTTGTAGAGATTGCACATTGTCGCAGGGTGGCTTTGCACCTAGTGCCTGTCAATATAGCCCGAAAGCGACAGCACTTCCGGGCTTTCGGCGCCGGCGATGATGGCATGCATCTCTCGCTTCGCCGCGACGGCGGCAAGCAGGTAGTTTGGCCAATAGGCATCGCAGCCGTGTCTGGCGATCGATATGGCTCTCGCAAGGCGTTCCGTGGGCTGCAT